CCCTTCTGGGGGTTTATTCCACGAGAAAACTTGTCCCTCTCTTACCCGATGTTCAAACCTGACTCTCTCATCAAGGCTTGTTCTCCAGATATACTTGGTTAAACCGAGATTCGTTTGCCTCTCTTTCGTAACCCCAGAATAAACCTTCCCGGTTAAATCACGAGCGATCAATCTAGCCCTTGTCTGTACTTTATGAAAAACACCCCTGGATAATTTCGTCCCAAGGATTTCTTTTTCAATCGCCTTCACAGACCGTCCCATCGAAACACCATCGACAATGATACTTTCTATTTTCTGGGCAGTTTCTTTTTGTAAACCTTTAATCAGTTCGACGCCTCTTTGCGAATATATCTTTACCAATTCCCTCAATTTTGGATTCGTAAAAATAACCGCAAGATTCCTCCCCTTTATCATCGATGTAATGTTTTGCAGTTGCAAATAATTATAGGAGGAAACCTTTGAAAAATGTTCCTCTAATCCGAGGTCTAATTGTGCAAGCATCGATGAGACTTTTTCACCTGGAATTGAAACCATTAATTTTGCATCATCAATCCATGAGTCCCATCGTGTTGAAAAAACACGAGCACTCTTTTGTAACTCAGGAAGTGAATGTAAAGAGGGAATTAACGTCTTTTTTACTTCTTTTTTGTACTCATCAAAAATTGAAATAAATAAACGTTCAAGTGTCCGCTCATATGAACGTGGATATTGAACGCGAGGAAAGCGAGGAAGCCTTTGCGATTTGTTCTTGACATTTCGCTGCGAAGAGAAGAGCAGTTTTTTTAAACTAATTGCCCTCATTCTTCCTGTTCCTCATTTTCTTCTTTCCGTTCTCGACCTTCATCAATCTGCGTTTCGATGGAATATTCTTCACCACCAAAACGTGATTCCGCAACTTCATCCGGGTCAAGTACGTTATTGGTGATGTAGATTTGGTCAGTTTGCGCCTGTTTCCATCGCATATCTACAATCTCCATTTCGGTAGGTTCCCAGAGAGGCTTAAATACAATCGACCATTCCTCCGGTTCAATTCCCTTGAAACCTGATTCTTTGGAAAGCATGATATACCTGATTAATTTTTCCAGAGGCCCACGTATCCGCATTTCCTGACGTGCTGCAATCTTATCATAGTATCTACGTATATCGCTTGCACCTGTTGCGTTTAAACCCGCTGGCGAGATTCCCAGAAGCACAGTAACAGGTATACCATAGCATGAGGAAACAGCCTGGACGCATCGATCCAATAATTCAGGTAGACCAGTGACAGGCATTCCCAAACGCGAGAACTCTTCATTTTCGTCAAGCAACATTGTATTAAGAACATGTTTGGACATATCAATCAGATCCATTCGAGTACGAATCTTATCTTCCTTCCCCGCAGCGATAAGAGATTGAAGATTTTTCATGCGAAGAATTCCCATGACAAACTCACCCATGATATGTTCAACACCATCAAACGCCTCACCCAGGCCTTTGATTCTGTTGTAACCGGATTTCAAATCACTGTCACCCCACCCATTATTGGTGATACGATCACGGTCTGAGCAGTCTTTTCCCTCAAAACGAATGACACGGCTCTCATGAACCTTGAAGGGAATAGTGCCCATCATGCCAATAGGGAACACTTCATACAACATCGGTGTATTGTATTTCGGATTTTTTGGATCGAGGTAATAATCAGTTGGCGCAACATTCACCCGCCATTTATTGTACGTGTGGATATGGGTAATATCACGAATGTTTGCAGTATTTACTTCATCTGTATATTCCCCTCCATCATCAATACCTATCACTCCAATTGCTCCACCTTGCAAAGAAGCCCAGGTCAGCAATTGAATAATCTTGAATTTTCCGTCAATCTGTTCCAATTTCTGATTCACATAATTGTCCGTATCACCATTTACAGTGAACCAAGCCCTTGTCATGTCCTCCACCAGAACGTCGATGATACGACTTCCAATTCCATCTTCCGCATAAATGGAATTTAGTATTTCTTCATTGTTAAGAAAATCCAACGTTCGTCCAAAAGAGGTATGAAGTTTTCTGTCCCGTGAAGATAAACCCATTCCAGTAAGCAGATTCATCCATCCATCTAACCGTGTTACAAAATCCTTTGCTGTTTCCTTCAACATACTCAAACCCCTTTTATAGTTTTGTCATTGCATCAATATCATATTCGTTTTCTTGCCCGAACTTGGTATGTAGAAAATACCTTTCGGGGTCTTTCGTGTGGTCATTTATTTTTAATGGCTTGTCAATCCCCTTCAATTGCTCCTTTTCATCCCACACATAACCTTCATATTCTTTCCGTGTTTGTTTGCAGCATCGACACACTGCATACTGACCAGCTTTCATCATTCGTGAATGCGTCCTGATCCCATTCAACACATCATTATCAGCATCCGTTATTCCCCAGAATCCATCACGAGACAGTTGAACCTTTAATGATGCCGCAGAAGGGTCAACCAATATCTGACTGACCAGATCACGATCTTTTCCCAGAAACTTGGCCAGGTCTTTTGAGTACTCAGAGTCCGTTTTCTGCACTCCACCAGAATCACGAGAAGAATAATAATATTCTCTTTCTGCCCATACCGAAGGTGTCAATGATGGATTGATACCAAAGAGAAGAAAACACGTAGGGTTTCCCGTTCCATAATCGATTGCAACAAATTTATTGAGGGCTTTCCCTGGTGGCTTATCAATAACATATGGTGGATTATCATCATAAAAGTCAAATATTGCGCCTTCCGCAGCTACCCATAAATTGAGAATGTATCTCTTGTAAAACAGGCCACTATACGTTAATTTCAAGGATTCAATGTAGTCTTTCGTCAGTGAAGGATTGTCCGTCAGTGTAAATTCAAAGCGCTGATATAATGACGTTCCATCATCCCGTTTTGCAAACAATGCTTCCTTGTCCAGAATATTTTTCTTGAAATAGTGGAATGGTGAATCGGCATTTAGTGTCCAGATAGCTTTTGAGAATGGCAAGGACAAACGAGATAGCGCCATATTGGTAAAGTTTTCCTTATGCCGTGCCATCTCATCCCCTAACCAATATCCAAACGTCGCGCCTTGAATTTGCTGAAAATCGTTTTCCTTTCCAGCACCACGGATATAGAATTTTTTCCCTTTTAAACCCCTCCAATTAATCGTTAAATAATCATCCTTCCCTGCCTTTACGTTTTGGAATAATCCATAATTATTCGGATCAACCATTTCGCGCCATTCAGCCATGACGTTTCGGGCAACGGATGAAATGGAGTATCCACTAATCAGCACATTGCATGAAGGTAAATTACTAATTTCTTTAATTGCAATGTCATTGGCAGTAAAAGACTTAGCGGATCGTACAGGGCCATCAAGGATACGAATTTTAGAAAATGCTGCATTCTTGTAGACATGCAGCATCTTTGCAGAGGGGCGATATAGAATCTTCTTAACAGTCATTTCACAGTGTCAACATGAATGATAGTATCAAACAATGCCAAGACCGGAATAGATGCTTTTGTTCTTTGGTCAGTTATTGTAGACTTTTCAAACACATATTCAATGTCAGTAATTCGATACCTTTTTTGTCTCTCTTTCATCGAAATAATTTTACCGACCTGCAAAATTCCTGAATTGTCATTACCAGGTACACCAGCAAAATCTTCAATCTCTTTTTTCGTTGACCGCATTACAACCTTCATTCGTCACTCCCTTTCATTTGAGAACGTTTATCCAACAAGGCACGAAGTAAAATCAAATAATTGATTGAATCACCGATTTTTTCGACATATACTTTTCGCTGCGAAGGAAAACCCTTGTCCAGGTCATGGATTATTTTCTTGATAGAAACCAAGTGTTTCAACATCATTCCCCAAAGCGCTCTTTCTCTTGTAACTTCATCAAACCTTGCAGCATCCGTAAAGTTTTGCGCTCTATCTTCATCACTGGCATATTCTTTTGCTTTTGAATTGAGCGTTGAATCAATTTCGCTCATCACCTCCATCACTACATCGTATAAATCCTGGTGAGATAAAGGAACCGTATCAATTTTAGCATTAAACATTTTTTTCTTTTCCCTTCTCATCATTATACATGGATTCCCTGACGTCGTATTCTACTGTAGTTGCGTCCGTGTCCGTTTCCTGAATTATGGCCTTATCGCTTTGATTCAAATATTGCTTGCCTAACCAAATTTGCATTGTGGTGTTGTCTTTGTCAATCGCTTTTTTCCATTGTGAACGTCGTAAAGAGCAGAGGCCTTTTGAAAGCATTTCTTTGTACAATTTGGAATAAGTATATTTTTCGTTATTCTCATTTGTATAGTACCTTGGTATTAAATCTCTTAATGTGTCAATGTGCATTTCAAGCATGTCCGCAATTTCCTGTTGCGTACATTGAATCACCATTAAGTACTCTAATTTGCTTAAATCAAGTTTGGTATGTGGCTTGCCCTTCCATCCTTTCTTGTGTTCCTTTACAAAGGATTTTTCCACATCTTCATAACTTTTTCGTATCAACATACAAGATACCTTATTCTTAAAAGTAAATAACCGCACTTTTACATGCGGTTATTCTAAAACCTATCGTGTACGTGCTCGTGCCCGGCCTCGTGGTGTCATACCACCAGCCTCTAAAGTGCGTTCTGCTTGATTTTTGGTCAATTTGGTTCCTTTAAGTCCTGCTGCTCTTGCTTGTGCTGCTGGTACTACTGCCTTTTGTCCACGAGCATTTCTCACACTTACCAAACCGCTACCACTTTTACCCATACAAAACTCCTTTGAAAAATTTGAAAAGATATATGTTTATTCCGTGATTTTTTTCTTGACTATCCTATGACCACTTTTTTTGTAAATATCACCTTTCTCCTTTCTCTGCTCATCAAAATATTCATTGATTCTCTCCATGCGGCTTTGCACCCATAAGACATGCAATTGCTTTGGAAGTATAGGCTTCAAAATATTCTCAAATCGTTCACGTTGACAATAAAAAATAATGGATTGTGGTTTTATCCTTTTAATGATTTCTAACGTGGCCTTTTTCATCATTCCAATTTCATACAAATTCATTTTGCTGGTCTGATTTTGAATTGATATACAAGGGCATTTCTCCGGTATCCCTGCGAGGGAAAAATCAAGTTCATACAACCCGGAACCTTCAACATCAGGTATTACGTAAAGTCCAGCGGCTTGCATGTAACGACTAACCCATCTACTGCGATAGGTGTTCCATAGCATAACTGCATACGGTGTACCTGCCCACATTGAAAAATTAGGGGCCACTATCGCATATGGATTTCTGTTTATCATGCGAGTAGTGAACGTAACCGGGTCACTCCATGTCTTTTCAAATACATTGTCATCGCAATAAAACGCAACTATGACTTTTCGCATGTCAAGGGTTTTGATTGAATACTTTCCATAAACCCATAGGTAATTTTCGCATGGCTTTGTTTCTTCTACCCCACACCATACCGCAATCGGGTCAAGAGGTGGAGCGCACTTTGACAACTCCAGGTCAGGAATCCCATATTTATTATTACCCTTGAAAAAGACATTTGGTTCAAGTGTTCGCAACT